TTCTGAGTTTGGCGGTGGTATTGCAGCCGGTATCGCTATAGGTCAACAGGTAGCGGTTGGTGCCGCATCGTTCATGAACCTTGCTATTTCTGCTCAGTTTCTCGCGATGTCGATGAATGGCCAGCAGTACGGTTCACAATTCGGTACAGGTATTGGCGGTGGTATCAATTCCTCGCAAGGTATTGCTACCGGTGCATCTAATGCCATGAAGATGATGATTAATGCATCAGTTAACTCGCTAGGCCACGACGGTAGAAATGCTGGATCACAATTTGGTACGGGTGTTACTAGTGGTATCACTAGTCAAAACGGAGCGGTACACGGTGCGTCAAGTGCCTTGAAGTTATCGGCTCACAGTGGAATGTCTGGCGGATATAGTGGAGGTTATAGCGCTGGTACGTCAATAGGTGAGGGGCTTGCTGCAGGTATTCAAGCTATGGCTGGATCGGTTGCAGCGGCGGCAGCCAGCATATCGGGTAGCGCAGTTGCTGCCGCTCGAAGTGCTTTGCGGATCAACTCACCATCTAAAGTATTTAGAGATCAAGTCGGTCGCGCTATCCCAGAGGGTATGGCAGTAGGTATCGAGAAGTACGGCTACTATGTCGACGACTCAATGACTGACCTCGCGAATAAGACAGTAGAGTCCGGCAAAAAATACACTGACGGTTTTGGTTTTAATTTGCCAGGTCGCGGTGATCTTGTAAGTGGCCTAACCGACACGCTAGCTTCACGGTTTGGCTATTCTAGCGGTGGAATTTCAAACTCCAACGTCACAAACAACTATACACTTAACGCAAGCGGTACAGCTAACGATAATTTCTTCAGTCCGGAGAATATGCGCCGGTTATTGCGTGAGCTAGCTTATTATACAAATTTGGAAGGAGGTAAAATGGCATAGATGGGAACATTTACTTTCAACGGTGTATCAAGCACCACTCACGGCTTGCGAGTAACTAGCGATTACGTTATTAACTCAACCGGGAACGATGTAGAAACAGTAGCGGTTCCTGGTCGTGATGGTGATCTATTGATCTCGAAGAACCGTCTTAAATCAGTGACACTAGAACTGCCTTGTACTGTCCTTTCAAACCGCAAACTCACGGACGCAGGGAGTGAAATCAGTAACTGGTTGAACGTTGACGGATACAAAGATTTGACGTTATCCTGGGACCCAGATTTCATCTATCGTTCAGCGTTTATTGAGACATTCGAGATTGCCGGACTTATGCAACAATTTGGGAAAATCAAGCTGAACTTCTTGACCTATCCAGTAAAGTTTTATAAACAAGGCCGTTCTACTCAAACCTTACAGAATGGTGCGACAGTCAACGGCATTGGTAACGTCAACGCAAAGCCTATCATTACGCTAGTTGGATCGGGTGACTGTACTCTCACTATCAATGGTCGTAAGACTAAACTACGAGGCGTACAAGGTAAAATCACTCTCGATATGCAAGCAAACCAAGTGTTTAAGGATAATCTGCCAGCGTGGGATAAGGTTGTGCGATCTCCTCAATTCCAGATGCCTTATTTAGATGCAGGACGGAACTTGATAAGCTGGGACGGCAATTTTGCCGTGTATATGATACCTAATTGGGGGATTAAACTATGAGGCCTATACTATTTAATAAAAATGAGCAGTCATTTGATACGTATGGCCTTGGTGAACTTAACGTAACCAAAGGTACGGTAACACGGGAACGTAACGGGAATTATACGCTATATTCTGAAATTCCCGCAAACGATCCAGCAACAGCAATCCTTGAGAAAGAAATGAAGCTCAAGGCTGATGCTGGACTACGTACCAAGAACCAAATCTTTGAAATCTCACGGATCGTAAAAGATAGCAGTAACATTGTTAAAATATACGGCCGGCATATCAGTCACAAGCTGGAATATATGGCATTGGTTAATGGCAGGGCCTTTTCTGGTTCTGCTTTTACTGCTCTCGCTACTTGGCACAATGCGACTATCGGTGACTTGCGTTTTGATGTATGGTCGGATATCCAGACCACGGCAAAGGGTGTATTTGATATCTCTAAAATGGATAATGCCCGTCTTGCCCTTGGTGGTGTCGAGGGGTCTATTCTTGACATCTATGGCGGTGAGTATGAATTTGACAATATGACCGTGCGACTGCACAAACAGTTAGGTCGTACTGCTCCGACCGTATTAGAGTATGGCAGAAATATTTTATCTGCTGAATCTGACGAAACGATTGAGAGTGCATACACTAGTGTGTTACCATACGCTACTTATACCCCAGACAAACCAGAGGGAGACACTAGCGATAGCCAACCAGATCCAGTTACCGTAACGCTCCCAGAAAACTACGTAGATAGTAAATACAAAGCTCTCTACGCTCATCGCAGAATTAAAGTCGTAGATTTTTCGAGCGAGTTTAGCACGGATAGCAAAAAGAAGAGTATTCCAAGCCCAGAGAAGTTACGTACGCTTGCCAACGACTACATGGAACGCAATGCGATCGGGAAACCTAAGATCAATATTAAGATCGAGTATGCTGATTTAGCTAAAACACTTGATTATGCAGATAATGGCTGGATCGAAGAGTTGGAATTGTGCGATATCGTACCTATATATTATCCACAAATCGGGCTAACTGATGAAACCGCTAAAGTAACGACTGTTACTTACGACTTTGTCAATGAGCGAAACGAGAGTGTAGAGTTTGGTGATATTGGTACAAATGTCCGTGCGACAATGCAGAGCGGACTCGCTGGCAAAGTTGATGATATCGCTAAAGCCCAGCAAAATTTTGAGAATAGTTTGCCAGATTATCTTTTGAATGCTCAAGGGAATAAAGTTTGGTATAACCACCCAGACGATAAAGAACATAAGATTGGTGACATCTGGTTTGAGAAGAACGGTATCTATGACCGTATGTACGTCTGGAATGGTTCAATGTGGGAGAAGCGCATTGATACCGAAGATGTTGATAAGGTTAAAAAAGAGGTTGATAAGCAACTAGAAGAGGCTAAGAAGTCAACCGCTATCGAGATTGAAAAGGCAAATGCAAAGGCACAAGAGGCCTTGGTTAAAGCTGGCACGATACCAGACGCAAGTAAGTTATCTGAACAGATTAAAACGTTTATTTTAAACAGTCCCGATCTGTCGCGTAAGGTAACAGAGACGTTTAACAATGCGGATAATGGTGACACGATCTATAGTAAGATTGTGTCCAAAGTGTCCCAACAGTTTGCAACCAAAGGCGAATTTGAAGGCATTGACCGTGTGCAAAATGACATGGGGCGAGAGCTGATTGGATTAAACAAAAAAATCCAAACTCAAACCCTCGAATTTAACAAACTCACAGAGTCGAACAAACTCTACGAACGTATCATCGGTAAGTCTGAAACGGACGCCCCGGACAAGCTATCACGGCTGGTTATGTCCAGTGATATCTTTCAGACGGAGGTCGGTAAGTATGTCACTAGTGACAATAATTTGATCGTTAACTCAGAGACGATGAACCAGCACGTTTTAGTAAACGAAAATCGGCCCGGTGTGAATGTTTCTGTCAGCGATGGAATTTTCACGATCAAAGCACAGGGCGCAACGTCTTATAACTGGTCCGGGTTCACGCTTCCGATTTACGTTCGCAAGATTTATCGGGGTGAAACATATTCTGTCGGCTTTAAATACCGCGTTCGTGGTGCGCTTGATTCTGAATTTAACGTCATTATTAAAAACCACGTTCTCAACCGTGCAGCGTTCGTAGCCACGGCTGCACGTTCAAATACTTCCGTTTCTGACGAGTGGAAAGAATTTCAAGGGACGTTTTATATGTCCTCAGATTTTGAGTTCGGCAATCACAGAAACTTACCTTTTTACGTTTATGTTACAAAAAACGGCTGGGTAGAAATTAAAGAAATTATGCTTGTCCGCGGGTCGCGTACTGGTCCATACAAACCAAGTCAATTTGATGACGCTTATAAGGCTAGCAATGAAGCGAAAGTACTTGCTAGCGACGCGCAAGCAAAAGCGATTCAAGTTGCACAAGGTACGGAAGCGGTCAGAACGCAAATGAGTCTGCTTGCGGGGTCTTGGGCGGTGCGTAACCTAAATAACAACGGTGACGTACTAAACTCTATCAATGTACTCGCTGACGGTAACAACCGAATAGATGGACGGTTAACCCATATCACGGGCCAGACTAAGATTGATAATGCGGTGATTAAAGATGGTATGATTGCTAACTTAAACGCTGATAAAATTGTCGGTGGCACGATTGACGCAAGTCAAGTCAATGTGATTAACGTAAACGCAAGCAATGTACTGGCTGGTACGCTAACTGGTATGACCGTCCGAGGTGGTCGGATCGAGGCTTTAAACAGCAATATGAATATTGATCTGCAAAAAGGCCAGTATAACGTACTTGGTGACGAATCAGTGATGCGAAGAGTTGATAGCCTCAATTCATCCCAATTCATCAAGATGAAAAAGGGTGGGTTTGTCGCAGAACGTTTTAGAGATAGCAATGCTGCACTCATGGTTTTTGGTACAAACCACAATAAAGATCCTAAAGAAGTCGAACGACACGACAACGAAACATTCGCAGGTATTCGTCTTTGGTCCGGTAAAGGCAATGGAGCAGAAGAAAGCCTTACAGAATTTATCGGCGACCGTGTACTTATCTATAATAATGGGCGCTATCGTAGCCCGTGGAACTTTCACGGGAATACAAATGACGGAAATACCTATTTGATACCGATGAATCAAAATAATGTTAAGCACTACATCGGCCGTGGGGACTTCTTTGTCGAAGGCATATACTCGCGGCATTTCTACATGAGTGGCGGACGAGACATCGGTCAGTATCTATGGGATCTTTTGACTTGCTTTGGCATCATGAAACGTTATGGACAGCTTAGTGGACCCGCTGGCGGTCACGTTCAAGGTGTGCTTGACAAGTATGGCTTTAAATAAGAGGTAATGAATGAACACAACAGACAAAATTATCAACGATGTCGCAGTCCAACTTGCGAACAAGATTATCGAGTGCGCTAATTACAGGGCACACTACGAAGAAGCGCAAGAGCAACTAGCACGAATCAACAGCGTACTAGAATCAGATGAAGCCCTAAAAGAATTATTCGATGAAGTGGCACAGAAAGGTAATTAATATATGACATTTAAAGTAGTAAACAAATATTTACAAGAAACAAACAAAACATTCGTAGCAATTCGACAAGATGCACCATACACAGCATTTGACCGTGTTTTAATAGGTGACCGTACAAGCGAGTCAGACGATGCACTTATCGAGGCTGTATTAGGTCAGATCGCAACCGAATTTAACCCAGCGGATGGTGTCAAAAAGTTACAAGAAGACTTACACGTCCAAGCCCAAGAATACGAAGCTAAACTCGCTAAAAAGGACGAAGAGATCCAGAAAGTAAAAGACGTGGCAGAATGGAGCGTACTCGCCCGTGTGACTGATGTTGACCACCCACTCGATCCTACAGTATTTAAACGTGGCCTTGAGTTAGTAGACCTTGGAAAAGTTGGCACAACCTATCCAGCGCAAGCAATCTTCGCACTTGAGGACCCTAACCACGTTGAAAAATTCAGTGAAGGTAAGCGCGTGATGGTCCAAGTGAACCAACCTTTTACTTACCAAGGCGAAACTCTTGAGCAATTGGAATCATTGTACCAAAATGGCAAGATCGGTATCTGGAAATGGACCGAGCCAAAAGCGGACGAGCCAAAACCGGCGGGAGAGCTTGAAACTCAACCAGTGGCGACAGCTACACCACAACCAGCACTTTAATCAGAAAGGGGCGTGATCTATGATCCACTTCACACCAGAGGACATTAGCATGATCATTGGATTTGTCGGTGTCCTCCTTGGCATTTACGGTAATTTTAAAGGAAGTGTCGTGGCGCAAGAGAAACGCATGGTCGTGATCGAAAAAGACATTGAAAACATGCGTGACTTTCGTCTGACAGCAGTGAGACGGCTCGATAACCACGATGAACAGAATAAGTCTCTATTAATCCTCGCAGAGCAGGTCAAAGCCTTGAGCGAGGATATGAAAGAGCTTAAAGCACTCATTCAAAACAAAAATAATTAAGAGGTAACATTATGAATAAAATTAACTGGTCAGTACGTTTGAAGAATAAAAACTTTTGGCTCGCAATCGTTCCAGCGCTTGCATTGCTCTTCCAAGCATTTGCTGATATCTTTGGCATTAAGCTAGAGTTTGGACAAACCATTGATAAAATCCTAGTATTTGTCAATGTATTGTTTGCCTTCCTTGTTTTGGTCGGAGTGGTCAACGACCCTACAACCGCTGGACTGAGTGATAGTGACCGTGCGTTAGGTTATGACGAACCTAATCAAGATTAATAAAAAGGAGGCGGTCATTTGACTACTCAAAGACAATTACTAGATACGCTAGATAGCGTAGTCAATCAGCGTCTAACTGTCCCCACAAATCCGTACGGAGGCCAATGTGTCGCTGCGGTTGATAACATCCTACAGTATCAAGGATTGTACAATCTCAATTTCAGCTATTTAAACGCTATAGACGGTCTGGACAGAGCTTCTAATTTAGGGCTTAAGGTTACATATTTCAACGGCTCTAATAACCCTCCCGTCGGTTCTGTATTCGTTTCTGACTGCTCTCCATATCATCAGTTTGGGCATATTGGCTTTGTGGTGGCAGAACACGCAGACGGAACGGTTACAACCATAGAACAAAACATAGACGGCAATTCAGACGCGCTTTATGTTGGCGGATGGGTTCGCAGAGTCCGTAGAAACTTATCAAGTGACGGAACGTTTAGTTATATTGATTGGAATGCGCCAAGTCAACGCATGATTGGTTGGTTTGAGTTGCCATTTACACCCGAACCAACAGCACCACAACAACAAGAAATCACAGAGAAAAGAGGAAAAGAAACAATGTTAGTTATGCGCAGTCATTCAGGAAAACAAGGATATTTTGGAGTCGTAGGAGATACGGTATTTGGTATCGGGCATATTGAAACAGTACAAAGCCTAATTAATGCAGGCGCTGCAGAAATCAGCATCCATGATGACGACTTCAACCGAATCGTCGGTCAACTCAATAGCGACTTGAAGATCCTTGGAAGCATTGAAAAAAATACCAACTCATAATTTATTATTGTTAAGGAGGTAGAAAATTGAGATTAAACTCTACCAATCTAAAGCAAGTGGGAGGTGGGCGGGTCGTCAAACAAGGCGATTCGGCTTCCCTTTTTGGGTTTGCAATGTATGACGAGAATTGGGTACCGATTGATCTTGACGGCCAGGAAGCTACAATCCACTTTGTCAGCAAAAAGGGCAAAGCGTCGTTTAACGCTATCGTCCAAGGCTCAAAGGTATCGTTTAAGATTCCCAAGGTGCTACCAGTCGAGAGCTATCTTGTCGAGGTTGAGTGCGACGGGTACGTATTCCCAAGTGACCAGAGCGTCCGAGTTGACGTGGTTCAATCAGCGGAAGAGTACCAGACGGCCGAAATGGTTGAGCTTGGTAAAGTCAGCTTGCGCGACGAGATCGCAAACTATCTCGCTGGCCACACTGTACAAGCATACAATGACGGCCCGCTAGTCGCACGGATTGAAGCTCTCGAAGCACGGCCACAAGCTACGACGGTTGATCTTGGCCCATTAGAGCAACGAGTACAAGCGCTAGAAAACAAACCAGCTCCAACGGTCCAAACGCTCGATTTAGGACCGCTAGAGAAGCGCGTGGAGGCCTTGGAAAGCAAGCCGGCACCAACAGCCCCAGCGGTTGACTTGAGCGCGTATATGACATCAGATATGGCTTACCAGACGTTCACGACGTATTCCACGTTACAAGCTCAAATGACAAGTAATATAAAAAACAAGCACCTTGAGCTGGGACTTGACGCTTTGATCGATGATAAATTACGGAATGGTGGCGACAACTTCCTTACTAGCCACCAAGCAAGCACGGCTTACGCTTCAAAAGAAGAATTTCAAAACTTACTGAAACGAGTAGAAGCGCTCGAAAGTGTTCCTATATAATGTATTTTCCCTCCCGGATTCGGGAGGGCTTTTTGTGTTTATAACAGACATTTTAGAGATTGTCTATTATAACGGCAATTATGCTGTCATTTACTTGAAAAAAACGACCAACAGTGCTATAATAATTGTACACGGATTTTAAACAATCTACTGAATAACCAAGTGTAGATAGGGTGACACCTTGCTTGGATTGTATACATAATTCCTGTTACGCTCTCCGTGAGATATTGTGGAGGGATAAGTAATTCTCTTTTGAGTAATTGAAAGAGATCATGAAGTGTAAGAATATTGAGGGTGTATGCAGTATAGAGGTTGTGCGTAATTAGACCATTATCAGACGGTGGCGGTGACAATAGACGCTTTCGGTGAAAGAATAATCTGGGGTAGGCCTTGCGTAGCAGTAAGAACCGAACCAGAAATGCTAAATTAAACCGTTTTGCACTTGAGGTCGAGGGATCGGCCAATAACACTAAAGATAAGTACAAGTAGCCCAAAATGTGCAGATAAAACATTTGGATATGTTTATGCTTAAAATATATTTCTGAATGTCGGGTGAAAGTTGGACGTAACCAGTCGTGCCTAGTCATTTAATCGCTACGGAAGTTATAGGGTCGCTCCTTATGGCTCAGACCGTGGTAGGCTATCGGTCAATAAATTGCGTACAATCGAAGTAGAGCGAAGGCTCATTTAGTTGATTGTTTAAAGTTCGTGTCCTTGCATTTAGCAAGGTTTTTTATTTTTGTCCGACTACGTAATTGACTACGTTTTTATTTATTTGAGCAATATATGACCATGTCTAAAATACAGTAAAATCAACTAACCGCACTTAATGGATATCCAATGGTAAGTGTTCTAAAATTTTGCTATAA